CGCGTTTCTCCGTTCAGAAAGTCCATGCGGATCTTTACCGCACCGGCTTTCATCTGGATAATGTCGCCATCAATCTCGATTTTCGTCGGGTCGATGATGGTGTCCTTCTTGAGCTTCTGCTTGCCCGCGAACTGCACGGTGCGGCCATCGCTCATCAGAACGGGCGTGTACTCGGTCTTCGACTTACTCGCCGCAGGTGCGGCAACTGCTGCTTCTTCACTCATCTTCGTGCTCCTTAGTATGCGGGGGCTTTAGGACTGGCGTCCCCGCTTGGCCAGTATGCTATGCGTTATCGTGCGTTATGCGATGGTATGACCGCGCGACTCCGCGCGGGTTCCACAGCAATGCGGGATTCTTCCCCCCTGCGCCCGGCCCGGCGTCGCTCCTTCAGCGTTCCTGCGTAGCCGGGTTCCTGCGCGAAGCGGCGGTCGAAGCGTGCGCGGGGAGTCATTTATCGCCCCAGCGCCGCTCGGCTGCGTCGGCGGCGAAGCAGAGAAGGATTATGATGCCTGTCACCGCGATGCTCCAGACGAGGCCGATCAGGAGGAGGTCGAAGTCGTCGGGGATCATTTCCGCATCTCCTTTCGTTGCGCTGGCTGCTCTTCCCACGGCCAGCATCCAGCATTCACTATTGGCCTGTGTGCGAGAAAGGGAAGCGAAAGCTGCTTCGGCGGCTCCGCCATCATGCGCGGTCGCTGCAGCATCTCTCGCATCTTCCCACACCAGTACGCCGCGACGCGGCAGTCGTGCATCCAGCGCTCGCGGGAGCGAATCATAACTGTTTTGCCTTTGCGGAACGATTTAGGATTATGCAGAGTAGCTCAGCACGGCGTCTTACAAGCTCTGTGCTAATGTGGTTGCCTGCGGCATCTTTATAGTGGAGACTGCACAGCCTTGCACCGTCCGCGGCTTCAATGTAAGTAAAGGCTGGAACTTCAACTACTCGAAAAGGCGTCATCATGCCGCCACCTTCACTTCCAGCTCGATCTCTTTCGGCCAGCTCGGTGTTGCTGCACCAAGCGCTGTACGAATCCACAGCTTCGACACGTAAACCTGCGATACGGCGGCGGAGTCGTCATCCGTCTCGTAGACAACGGTATGCTTCGTTTCCTTCTTGAATTGCATCTTCATGTGAGTCTCCTAATCGGCAAGATTGCCGCTTCGCGCGCCCTCGTGGGAAGGCGGCGAGGCTGCTACCTTATGTCTCTTTTACAAACACTGGCCTTACCAGCTCCTTTATAACCCAGGTATCTGGCGTGAAGCCTAATGATTTAGCATATCGTTCCGCTTCATTAAGCCACTGAAACGGCCCAAGTGCATACATTCTGTTATCCATAATCAGAACCCATCCGTTCGCGGGCAAGCAGAAGCTCAAGAAAGACACCATCATTGACCCGACGAAAGTCGAGATTGATGGCGACATTATCCAGATGAAAGCCGGTGCGGTGAAGATCCGCATGGACTTTCTGAACGGAGAAACGCGCCTCATTGATCTGCCGCTCAGCCTGCTGGCTGACTTCGCCGGTCACGGCGGGGAGCAGAAGTTCGGAGACAATCTCACGCCGAAGAATGGCGTGGCGCTGTCGCCGGAGGATATGGTGGCTAATACGGATGATCTCGCCGCGCTGGTCGGCAAGGGTGAGTGGAGCCGAGTGAAGGAAGGCGGTGGCGGCGGAGTGAGCGGAGCGTCGGTTGTGATTCAAGCGATTCTCGAAGTGCTCAATCGCCGGAACGCCGAGAAGGGCAAGCCCCTTACGACGGTCGAGAAGGTCAAGGAGCATATTCAGAAGTTGCTGGAAGCGGGGGAGAAGGATGGCCTTACGCGCAAAGCGCTCTACGATTCGTTCCGCGCACCCGGCACCGACACAGCCGCCGTCATCAAGCGCATCGAGGAAGAGAAGGCCGCGAAGTCTGCGAAGCCGGAGCTCGCCTCGGCAGCGCTGGCGGGGATGGAGGAATAGTCACCTAGTGACGAAGCACGCCAGCGATGGCGTTATGGGAAGCCTTTCGCAACCACCAGCCACAAGCTGAGGACGCATAGAAGGGATACCATCACAGCAGTACCAAGGCCCCTCACGAAGGGGCCGCGGTGCTAGGAACGGGCGTATCGTCCATTCCCTCAAGCAACCATTAAGAGACTTAGCAGCCATGTGACTCTCCTACAAGCTAAACAATAAAGCCGCCGTGTGCGGCTTTAGACGCTAGGAGGGATGCCTCGGCCGGAGCGCTAAGGTGCAGAAACCCAGAGAACCTCTCCGCGTGTGCGCACTTCGCGTCACGGAAGGCAGGAGAGCCCTGATAAGCCGACTTGCCGAGTCCCTGCATTGGTGAGTCTCTGCGGGGGCGGGAAGGGGCGGAGGGAATAGGAGACGCGAATCTCCGAAACCTCCGCCGCCGACTTCCCTGCGGGACTCACGCAGACGCCGGAGACTCACTCATGCAAGTCAAGATAAACGCGAAGTATTACCATAAACTTAAAGCTGCGAAACGCATCATTGCGCAGCGAAGCGATCAATCCTACGCTCCCCTGCACGGCTCCCCGCTCTTTCCCGTTCCGACGCGCGAGGCGAGAAGTCTCGCGGAAGTCGGACAACAGTATGGGGAACTAATACGGTAGGGCGCGGTCATATAATCGTGGCACAATTACGCCAATATAATTCCCCCACATAACCCACTAAGGAGACTCACCTTATGCCAACCGAAGACAACAGCGAACTTGAGGCACTGTTCGCCGCCGCACGAGGCGCCCTGCGCGCCACCGCTCGTCAGAAGGAGCTCGAACGCAAGAAGACTGTCCGGCGCCCCGACGCAGCACCTTCACCCATAGAAACCGCCGCCCTTTACTCCTCACCGGAGAACTGGCGGGCTACACGATTCCTCGCACTCATCCACGAAGAGACGAAGACACTCCTTGGGAACTTTCAGGAGCTCGTCCATGTATCTGAGCCGGGATGCCGCCGCTTAGTCCTCGCAGAGGGACTCGTTCCTATCGCGGGAGTGGAGCACGTCTCCGGCGACTGGTGGCTTAGCCGCCGGCACGAGGAAATCGCAGCGCCGGAGCGCTGGCACGAACAGCGCACTGTCATCCTTCCTGTAATGCTCGACGCGCTTGCAGTCCAGTCCCCGCTCGTCGAACTCATCATTTCCCTTGCACACGGAAACATAGCTCGTGCTTGCTTGGCGACTGAAACGCAATTCGCTCAGCTCGGAGACGCAGGCGACCATTTACTGTGGCTCCCCGCCGGAACAAACGTGCTGCCGTCGATGGGGTTGCAGTCGAAGATCGCGCTGAAGATTGAACTTGATAAACAGAAGGAATCGCCAGTATGAAAACTCCTCCCCTCGGCAGCACTGCATCCTCCCCCGCATGGCAGGCCTTTGATCGCTGGAGCACCCAGCACAACGTCCCCGATGAAACGGAGGATTGGGAGTACTTATGGGAGTGCTTCCTCGCGGGATACACGAAGGGATACGTTGAGGCGGCGAAGGAGCCCCCGCATGATTAGCTTCCGCGCACAAGCACCGGAGTCCTCGGAGTGGGACTCCATCTCCTTCGACGGAGACCACGAGGATCTCCTCGCGCACCTCTTTGCTAAGATGCTCAGTGAAGCTGGCTGGGATTTCCTCGCGGACGCTTCGGGCGTCCCGATGGATTGGGAGGACTGATGCCCCGACACCCTAACGTAATTCCAACGGTTAAGGTGCATGTAGCGCTGCAAGTCCCTCTTCTTGACCGCCTTACCCTCCACCTCTTCAGCGCCCTTGAGAATCGTGTTCCTCATGGAGCACAGTCCGCTTTCATTTCTGAGCGTATCCGCACTTACTTCGAGCATCGCCATCTTGACCTTGCGCCTTTCGTCGGTTCGCCGGCGGGAGCGTTCGTAGTCTCGGGGCCGCCGGAAGCAATCACGGCGCTCGAGACTAAATTAAAAGGACCAGTATGAAAGACGGACTTTATCAAGTAACTACAGGTTATCTATGTGCTGGCTATGTAATTAAAGCCGGCATAATAACCCTCTGTGCTCCGATCTTGCAAAAGAAATTTAGTTACTGGCAACGCATAGCTAAATGGGTGTGCGAATGAACTCTCCCGTTCCTCTTGACCTCCAAGCAAAAATTGCACTCTGGCGTCAACGTGCAGCGACCGGCGACCTCACCGAGGAGGAGATGCGTGAGGCGGTTCGATACCTGCGCGAAGGCCGTCTAGCCGCCGCAACTTCGGCGGCCGCCGCAAAACGCAAGCGCGCAATCGCCGCAATCCCTTCAGCCGCCGATTTACTCGGCGGGATGGAAGACCTCTAACTCACCCACAAGGAGACTCACAATATGTCTGAAATAACATTCCACAGCGTCGCGCAAATCCGCAGGAAAGACCTCACGACGGACGACGAAGCGAAGCGACCGGCGATCAAACTTACTATTGTAAACTGGGCAGGGCAAGAAGATGAAATCTGGATCTTCGGAAACATACCCGGTCAACCAATCGCTGAAGTGAAGGAAACTTTATGAGCCGCCCTCCCTTTCCGGCAGTCCTCGACTCCTCCCTGATGGCCGCGTTCAAGTCCTGCCCACAGAAGGCCTTCCTCGAATACTTCGAGCACTGGAAGCTCCGCGATCAGTCCGTCCATCTCCACGCTGGCGCAGCCTACGCATCGGGCCTCGAGGCCGCCCGCACCGCGTTTTACGTAGAGGGCCGCAACGAGGAGGCCTCCGTGCTCGTGGGCTGCAAGCGCCTCGTTGAAGCCTACGGCGACTTCGTCTGCCCGCCGGAGTCCGCGAAATCCCTTGAGCGCACGATGGGAGCGCTGGAGTTCTACTTCGCCTCCTATCCTCTCGGAACGGATAAGGCCATTCCGCTAACTCTCCCCTCCGGTAAACGCGGGATTGAATTCTCCTTCCTCGAGCCGCTTGACCGCACGCACCCTGAAACGGGCGAGCCTCTCCTCTACTCCGGTCGCATGGATATGATGGTGGAGTATGATGGGATGCAGCTTGGTGAGGACGACAAGACTGCCTCACAACTCGGCGCCAGCTGGCCACGGCAGTGGGACCTGCGGAGTCAGTTTACTGGATACGTCTGGGGAGCCGCCCGCGGAGGCATCAAGCTCGACGGATTTCTTGTGCGCGGCGTGTCGATCCTCAAGACGAAATACGACACACTCCAAGCGATCACCTATCGTCCTCAATGGCAGATTGACAGGTGGTATGAGCAACTCCTCCGAGACATAGACCGAATGCAACGCTACTGGGAAAGTGGCTGGTGGGATTACAACCTCGACCATGCGTGCAGCGAGTATGGCGGCTGCCCCTTCCGAAATGTCTGCCAAATGCGAGACCCCACTTCGATGCTGGCGACGCAGTTTGAGCGGAGGCGCTGGGATCCAGTGACGCGAAAGGAAACGCTACTATGACCGCCCGCAACGACGCGCCGACGCCGAGGACGGATGAGACGCCTATCGCAACGAACATACGCGAATTGGCGGACATAGTTCACTCACCGGCATTAGTTGACATTGCGCGAAAAGTCGAAACGCTTGAGCGCGAACTTGCGGCTGCGCGGGAGGATGCCGCGAGGATGCTGACATGAGCGACGATTTGATTAGGAAGTGCGCAGAATATTACTTCCCAGAATTACATAGCACAGGAAGAAAACGCTGTGTTGATGCAATGAATATGTATATTCGTGCTATCGCCAGCCGCCGAGCGCAAGAGGATGCTGCGGCGCCAACGGAAAGGCGTGTTATGGAGAGACGATATTTGCCTATCAGAAAGGGCATCAGTAAAGACCGCAGACAAGCTGCACCCATAGCGGCGGCTGCGCAGGATGAGGAGTTGACGCCTGATGATTTGGCCGAACAGTTGCGTTCAATCGCTGTTATGGAGTTGCGTGGCAGTAAGACTGCCGCTGCAGTTGTCAGAAAAGCCGCCGACCGCATCGCCGCGCTCACGGCGGAGAGGGATGCTGCCGCGCGCGACATATTCTGGCTTAGTAGTCATTGCCGCGCTATTGGAATGACACGCAAGGCGGATATTACAAACGATTGGCCACGCGCAGAAATACGCGACATTTGTTTATATACCATTGACCTTAAAGCGCGCGCCGAGAAAGCCGAGGCCGAACTTACGAACGTGAAGCACGCTGGACTAATGGAAGCTAATCGTGCCGATGCTGCCGAGCAAGAGGTCGCGCGGCTGAGTGAACGCCTAAACATTCGCGCAGGGAACTGTTTGCTGCACGACAGGCTTGGTGGTGAAAGTGGCGCTCCGTGTGAGGCATTACAGGACGCACGGGCAGAACTCGCCCGCCTGACTGCCGACGCGAAGCCGGTTGCGTGGCTGTGGAAACATTTTCTTAATGAAAACGGACTAAAGGTCAATAGTGGACTTAGCTTCGATAAAGTTGAGCCAACGAACGACGCGCTATTCGATGGTCGCGTCAGAACAGAAGTAACTCCGCTCTACGCCCGCCCCGCATCGCCGCCTGTGCCGGTGGAGCCGACGGAGATAACTTGGCAAGAAATCAATGCTGCCGTTGATGCAATAGATTGGCCGTTACCAAATATGCACGGTGTTTTCAAAAAGGTAGACCAAGAAAATGCGGTCAGACAAATGTTCGCCATGCTCGCGGCGAGCAAGGGGGCGGAATGATGAAATACATTCAAACATGGAAATATGTAGGTAAGTTGCGCGTGGTTCCACCGATTTACTCGGTTGCTCAATGGATTTGCTCGAAAGTCACCGGGCACGAAGCGAGCAGAACTGAGTGGGGATACGGCGGCGGAAGTCACGCGGACGTATGGTGCCGCTGGTGCAACAGGCTGGGCAAGATGCCGATAGCAGATGCCGCAGACAAATTTGACAATCTACGCAATACGCTTTGGAACGTGACTGGACACGACATTAATCAAGGTGAGTGGAAACCATGACCGCCCGCGACGCGCCGAGGCCGACATACCGTGGCCGAAGTCATATATCGACAGGCTTGTGCGGCCAACAGTAGATTTTCAATACGCAGACAAAGCCATGCTCGCCGCAGAAAAGGACGCCAAATGAAGCGCAAACATTCCGAGGTTATCCACGCCTACGCTGATGGTCAGCAAGTTCAACTCTTATGCACTAATGGAGAATGGAAAGACGTAGACAATCCGGGATTCCTTGATGACCTCGAATACCGCATCAAGCCCGCGCCGAAGCCGGACATAGTTAGTTACGACTACCTTAGACGTAGCTTTGCCAACAACGAGGAATCCGTGCGGAAATCTGCCGAAGGAAGGCCAATCGTCAAAATCACATGGGACGGCGAAACCGGTAGGCTCAAGGATTGCAGGGTCATAGGAGAGTGAGGATGGACGCTAAACATTGCGCAGGTTGCCACAACGATTTTTACAACGGCAGGCAGAATTTTGATGGCAAAGAATGCTGGTCACTCAAGACGGCAACGCTAGTGAAAAAGATACGCATACACATCGACCAGCCTCCGCCTTATAAGCAGAAGCCGGAAACCGTGCCGAGTTGCTATCACGTTCAGCGGTATGTGATGGTCAAACCTGAAAACCTAACCGACAAAGGATTCTGGAAATGACCAGCGACGCGAGGACGCAGACGCCGAGGAGAATTGATGGAAAATAGCTTTGAATGTATTGAGATTCCACCGCCAGCGGGATGCTACATAATAGGCGGAAACTGGCACATATACTTGGATAATCGCCCGCGCTGGCTGACCCGCGTGCTGATGAAGTGGCTGCTTGAGTGGGAGTGGGAAGATGAACAGGCGTAGATTTTTGACTGGCTATATAGCAACGGTATTCGCGCCCGCTATTGTTCGCGCTAAGGCTTAATTCTCAATGCCCCTCGCCTACTACATTATCCAGAAGGACCTCCGCGGCGAAGCCGCCGTGCCAGAGCTTTCCTGCTCCCTTGCATACTTCTGCCGAACTTGTGGTGAGATATGGGGTCGAATCGTTGTGGAGGGAGCCGAGACATGGAATCTCCAACAAGTCCCCTGTGCCGCCCATCAACCTACTGGAGTCCCCGACTGGAACCGAATCGCCGGCAGCATCCTCCTTCCCCTCGATCCACACGTCGGAGCGTGGGGACAGGCAGCCTCCCTTGCACTACTTCCCGCCGCGATGCTCCGGCGGGAGCTTGAAATCCACCTAACCCACACGGAGACATTATGGCAGAACTCACCGCAGTAACAGCACCGACGAAACTCGACGCCCGCCCCCTTATCGGCCCGAAGATCCTGCTGATGGGGCCATCTGGCACAGGGAAGACGCACTCAATCGGAACGCTTGTTGATTGGGCTGCCGCCCACTCCATTGAAGTATTCGTTCTCTTCACGGAGAACGGACTCGAGACCCTGAAGGGTTACTGGACAGATCGCGGGGCCGCGATCCCGGCGAACCTCCACTGGCACCAGCAACAGACCCTCCCCCTTTCGCTTACGTCCCTGATCGACGGAGCAGACAAGGTCGGCAAGTACACCTATAAGATGCTCACGGAGATGACTGACGCGAACCGGAGCGGAGAGAATAATTCTTTCTGGAAGATCCTCACCTCCTGCAAAGACTTCGCGGACGACCGCACCGGGCAGAAATTCGGCCCCGTGGATAAGTTTGAGACGGACCGCATCTTCGTCATAGACTCGCTGAGCGAGCTCTCGAACGCCGCGATGAAGATGCAGACAGGGAACAAGCCGATGGCGGCTCCGCAGGATTATGGCGTCGCGCAGCAATACATCATATCGTTCCTGCGACTCCTTACGCAAGGCTGTGCGTGTCCGTTCGTCATTACTGCCCACGTAGACCGCATCCTCGACCCGGTCTCGCAGACCACGAAGATCATGGTCAAGTCCGCCGGCAAGGCCCTTGCGGACGAAATTCCGCAACTCTTCTCCGATGTAGTCTATACCGTGCGGGAAGGGGATAAGTTCTATTGGGACACGGCGGCGTTCGGAGTGGATTCGAAGACCCGATCACTGGGCTATAAGTCGAAGATCGACCCGCGGTTCGAGCTGATTTTTGATGTATGGAAAAAGCGTTCTGTAGCATAACCCACAAGGAGACGAAATGAAACACAAAGCACCGAAGTTTAAGCACCCCGCACACTACCGCGCGAAGGCGATGAAAGCTGCGCTGGCGGGTGCGCGGACAGGGATGGCGGAGAAAGCTGCACCTTTTCCGCCAGCAGAAGTCCCTGATGCAAACGCTCGCGAGTATCACGCCAGGCTACTACGCGTTCGAGAATCCCTTGCCGTAGCCGCCGAGCATCTCGCCATCGCTCTCTCTACTCTCGCGGGGCGTGTATGAGCCGCCGGCAGCGTACTACTATCACGGTCAGTGTAACTCTCCCTGTTCCGGCGGGCACGACAATCAAGTGGACAGTCGATCACATCCGCGACCGCCTCCTCCAGCACCTCGACAAGAAGTATGCGGGGCAGGAGATGATCGTCCGCCTGACCGACCGGAAGACGGTCTATCTGAACTGAGCACCACGCGCCGAGCGGAGCGACCCCCGCTCACCCTACTATAACTTAAGGAGCACACGTATGTCTGCATTTGATCCAGCAGTATTCCTCGATGCACAGCAGTCCGAGGTGAACGAAAAGCGCGACCCTATCCCGACGGAGAACCCTGACGACCCGAACGGCCTTTACACCGCGATGATCGCGGAAGTCGAAGCCGGAAAGTCCGGAACCTACGAGAAGGGCGATCGTGCCGGCCAGCCCTGGGCGATGATGAACGTCAAGCTGAAGCTGCAAATCCCGCCCGCCCTGCAAGCGAAGGGACTTCCCGCTGACTTCCAGATGACGGATCGGGTCTTCATCGATCTTACTGCGCAGGGGAGCATCGATAACTCAAAAGGGAAGAACAACGGACAGCGACGGTATCGTGACGCGACCGGCCTTAACAAGCCGGGCGAGCCCTTCTCGTGGCGGATGTTGCAGGGGAAGCCCGTGAAGGTGAAGATCACGCACGAACTGTACGAGGGCACGATTCAAGAGCGGATTGGCGGCGTCCTGCCGATGTAACCTGAGGGAGGGCCGTGCGCCCTCCTTCTTTTTTGAGAAGAAGATGAAAACAATCCCGATAGACCAGATTCTTATTTCGCCGACTCGCCAGCGCCGAGTGTTCGACCCCGCGAAGATGCAGGAGTTCTCCGACGGAATCGCTCGCCGCGGACTCCTCCACCCGATTATCCTACGCCAGCAAGGCACACTTCTCGCCCTCGTCGCCGGCGAGCGCCGCCTCCGCGCGATCAGCTCCCTTGCCGCACTCGGCCAGCAGATCGACCACGATGGCGCGGAAGTGCCGCTTGGCGAAATCCCTTACACCTTACTAACCGACCTCTCCCCCCTCGCGGCGGAAGAGGCCGAACTTGAGGAGAACGTCCATCGTGAAGATCTCACTTGGCAAGAACGCGCTACTGCTAATGCTAGACTGGCCAAGCTTCGGACTGCGCAACACGCGGAGTCGGGCCTCCCCCCGCCGACCGTCGCGGAGATTGCTGCTGAGGTCCGAGGTTCCGGTGAAGGCAGTTATCAAAAAGCTACCCGACGGGAGCTGCTCGTTGCAGATTATCTCGACCGGCCAGAAGTTGCGGGAGCGAAAACGCTCGACGAAGCCTTCAAAGCGCTCAAGCGCAGCGAGGACGCGGAGAGAAATCGTAGCCTTGGGGAGCTTGTTGGACGAACATTTACAGCAGACTCACACCAGTGCATTAACGCCAGCGCGCTCGATTGGCTGACGACTTGTCCGCCCGACAGCTACGACGTGATTCTGACCGACCCGCCGTATGGGATGGGGGCTGATGAGTTCGGGGACTCAGGCGGCTTGGCGCAGGGAGCACACGGATACGAGGATACTATTGAGAACTTCGTAAAGATTCTTGCAGTGTGTCAAAAGGAACTGTATCGTATTGCTAAACCACAGGCACATCTTTACTGGTTCTGCGATATAGATTCTTTCTTCAACGCAAGGGCAGCGTTCGATGCCGCTGGCTGGCAAGTCTTCCGCACTCCCCTCATCTGGCACAAGCCCTCCGCAATGCGCGCACCGTGGCCAGAGCACGGACCACAGCGCAAGTGGGAATGCTGTCTGTATGCGGTGAAAGGGAAGCGGAAGGTAACGAAGATGGCCCCCGACCTGTTCGCCTTCAATCCTGACGCGAACCTCGGCCACGCAGCACAGAAGCCCGTCGCGCTGTTTGAGGAGTTGCTGAAGCGGAGCGTCCAGCCCGGCGACTCGGTCCTCGATCCCTTCTGCGGCACCGGCCCGATCTTTCCGGCGGCGCATGGGCTGAAGTGCCGAGCGACAGGAGTGGAGATAGACACTGCGTCGTATGGGATTGCAGTAAAACGAATTGAGGCGCTTAAGGTGTAGAAGGAACTTGCGTTCTAAGCGTAAGGGCGAATTTGTATGTCGCTGCTCCCGTTATCCCTTTCCTCATCGTATGTTTGGAGGACGCTGCTCCGGCTCCGCGTGGGTCGAAGCATATTGGGTAGAGCATTGGGGAAGTGGGGATTGCGTTACGTGCATAAGCTTCGTAGACGGAGGGTGTGAAGTAGTTGATGGGCGTGAGGCTCCGCGTTACTGCAACGCTCTCCTTGCGTTTGTGGAAGAAAATGAAGTGAAACCACCTTGGAGTAAGAAGAAATGAAAGTAAGAGGTGATGGTCCTATCCCTACGCGAGTAATGCTTGTTGGTGAAGCGCCCGGCGAAAACGAGGAGCGGGAGGGCCGTCCGTTCGTAGGCGCGTCGGGGCAAGAGCTGAATCGAATGCTTCACGAAGCGGGGATTATGCGCAGCGAATGCTATACGACGAACGTATGTAAAGTGCGGCCGCCGAACAACCAAATCTCTGCGTTTGTCGCGGGAACGAAGAAGGCGATCACTGCGGCTCACGTTCTTATGCGGGATCGCTACGTTACGCAGGAGGTCGTCGAGGGCTATAAGGAACTCCTCGCAGAGATCGAGATGGTGCAGCCTAACATCATAGTCGCCTTCGGCAACCTCGCGATGTGGGCACTTACAGGGAATTGGGCCATCCTCAAGTGGAGAGGAAGTCAACTCCAAACCGCCGACGGCATCCAAGTAATTCCCACGATCCACCCCGCCGCCGTCCTACGCGAGTGGTCCCTTCGAGCCGCCGTCCTCTCGGACCTCCGCCGCGTGAAGCGCCACCTCGGCGGCCGCTCCTACTCGAATCGGCCTGAATGGAACTTCACCGTCCGTCCCTCTTTTGAGCAAGCAACCTCGTGGCTGAAAGGACTCTTCAGTGACTGCGAGCACCTTGCCAACCCGGTTTGGCTGGACTTCGACATCGAGACTCGAGGCCGCGGACACGTCTACATTGATTGTATAGGCCTCAGCTACAGCCGTCAGGACGCCATCTGCATCCCCTTCATGAGACGCGGCTCGGCCGCCGGATACTGGACCGAGGAGGAAGAGGCCCGCATAGTCTGGTTACTATATAAGTTGCTGACCCACCCGAACGTCCGAGTGCGCTGGCATAATGGATTATACGACGCTCAGATTGTCTATCACAACTGGCACTTCATTCCTCGCGGTGGACAGGATACGATGATCTCGCAGCACTCACTCTTCGCCGCCCTTCCGAAAGCCCTCGGTTACGTCGCGTCGATCTACGCCGACTGGTATGTCTACTGGAAGGACGAGGGCAAGGTCGCGTCCGACGCCCCGGAGGAACAACGCTGGAAGTATAACCTCCAAGACTGCATTTACACGCGGGAGGTTGGGGAGACGCTCCGCCTCGCCGCCGAGACGATGGGCCTCGCGGAAGTAGACGCCCGCCAGCAAGCGCTGTTTGAGCCAGTCCTCCGTGCGATGCTCCGCGGTGTCCGTATAATCCCAGAGGCGAAGGCGCAGATGGCCCTCGACATTCAGGAGGAGCTTTCGCATCGTGAGACTTTCCTCTACCGCGTCCTCGGCCACACTATCAATCCGTCCTCCCCGAAGCAGATGCAGACCCTCTTCTACGAGGACCTCAAGCAGCGTCCGATTATGAAGCGCACTATCGTAGATGGCCGCACAGTAATGCGCCCTACGTGCGACGACGAGGCGCTCCAGCAAATCGCGGCCCGCGAGCCGCTCCTCAAGCCCCTGTGCAACTGTATCGCAGACATACGCACTCTCAATAAATTCTTCGGGGACTTCGTGATGATGCCCCTGGACCTCGACGGGCGGATGCGCTGCTCGTTCAACATAGCTGGAGACGCCGGTGGAAAATCAGCCCCCTATTCATATCGTTTATCTTCGTCTAAAAATCCTTTTGGCTCTGGAGGAAATCTTCAGACCATACCGAGTGAGAAATCTAAGAGTGCCGGCAAGGCGGCGGCGCGAGGTAGTATGGATTTTCGTCTGCCTAACATTCGCTCAATGTATGGCCCTGATCCGGGATTCACTTTCTTCGACATGGACCTCGATCGTGCGGATCTTCAAGTCGTAAGTTGGGAAGCAGACGACCCCCTCCTCAAAGCTGCGTGTAAGATGGGCGCAGATGTTCACCTTCTCAACGTATATACTCTGGACAAACATGAGCCTCCTCCCCTTGATGAACTGGTGGAAACGCATCCTCGGTACTGGGATCACCGCGAGCCACGGAAGCACAAGCGGGAGTTCTCCAAAGTATTCTGCCACGCCTGCATAACAGGAGACCACGAGGTTCTTACTCCAGAGGGTTGGATTACAGTTGCAACCATAAAGGATGACCAAGACATTGCGGTCTGGAACATTGAAAATCAAGTGATAGCTTTCGAGCGACCACAAGCATGGAACCGAGACGCTGCGGTTGCCGGAGAAACGCTTGTAGAATTCGAGGGGCAAGCATACAGTCAGCTTGTAACTGCAGACCACAGAATGCCCTATACGACGGATAAAGCTTGGAGAGTAACATCTGCTAGCGATCTACTTAGCAAGACTGCTGCAAGACTCCCAAAGAGCGGATATTACTCAGGACAGCTAGAAGACGAATTTATCGAACTGATCGTAGCATATATTGCTGATGGATCTATAGACCAGCACGGAAACGTATATTTTCACTTTCATAAAGAGCGAAAAAAGAAGAGATTAAAGAACCTGCTTACAATGCTAGAATATTCAGAGTATCCTGATCGTTTCTATATACCATACAGAGAGGCAAAGCATTTCACAAAATACGGTAAAGCTTTTGGACGCTGGGTATTAGACCTGCACAGAAACACACTAGATAGACTTCTTCAGGAGTTAGAATATTGGGATGGAACTAGAGGAACGACAGGGGCGGTTACAGTCTCTTCTCTCGATAGAGAAAGTCTTGAGTGGTTACGTACTGTAGCACATCTCCGCGGAAAAGCCTCACAGTATCAAGGCACGACTGTAAGTGGCTTTGGTTCTATCTGTCATAGAATATCTCTTAATAATCGCCCAGCAGCCACACTTAAAAGCATGAAGGTAAACGCCTATGAACTTACGCAAGATACACCAGTATTTTGTCCGAAGACAACAACAGGTTTCTTCCTTGTGCGGCGGCAAGGAAAGATTAGCGTCACCGGTAATACAAACTACATCGGCTCGGCTCGCACGGTCGCGGCTCACACGGGCCGCAGCGTCCACGAAATTGACGCCGCCCAGAAGTATTGGTTCTCCGCCCACCCTGGCATCAAACGCTGGCACGACCGAGTGGCGGAGCAGATCGCCAAGCGCCGCTTCGTCGAGAACCGCTTCGGATACCGCTGGTATATCTTCGACCGGCTGGAAGGACTCCTCCCTGAAGCTGTTGCATGGATACCGCAGTCAACGGTTGGGTGCGTTATCAACCGAGTCTGGACTGCATTTCACACTGAGCTGCCCGAAGTGCAGGTCCTCCTACAAGTCCACGACAGTCTTGCCGGACAGTTCCCCACTCACCGCCGCGAGTATCTTCTGCCAAGAATGCGAGACGCCTCTCGAATTACAATCCCCTACGACGACCCCCTCATAATCCCTACGGGAATAAAAACATCAACAGTCTCGTGGGGAGAGTGCGCGTGAGTCGGAACTTTAAGGATTGGATTCCCGCTTATCTCGACTACGCCTCCGTCACCGAAGCGCCAAGACGGATGCACTTCTGGTCTGCCGTGGGCACGATTGCGGGCGCTCTTCGCCGCCGAGTCTGGGTCGATCAGATCCGCTACGTCTGGTATCCTTCATTCTACATCATCTTCGTCGCGCCGCCGGGCATCGTAGCGAAGTCTACAACTATCGACATAGCAACGGATTTGCTGCGGCAACTCCCTCACATAAAATTCGGGCCGAACTCCATAACATGGCAAGCGCTCGTCACGGCCTTCTCGGAGGCGAGTGAGGAATTTGAGTTCGCGGCGGAGTGGCATCCCATGTCGCCCCTCACGCTTGTCGCTTCAGAGCTCGGTTCCCTCGTCAACCCGCAGGATAGGGATATGGTAAACCTGCTGATCGAGATGTGGGACGGGAAGAAGTCTTACAATAAGATCACCAAGACCTCGGGGAAGGATGCAATTAACGCTCCATGGATTAACATCATGGCAGGCACTACGCCCCATTGGGTCGCAGACAACATGCCGCAAGCGATGATTGGAGGAGGCCTTTCGAGTCGGTGCGTCTTCATCTACGCAGACCAGAAGGAACGCTACATCGCCTTCGTTGAAGATATGGTAGGAAAGGAAGATGCGAAGTTGCGGCTTGCGCTCATCGAAGATCTTGACCGAATCTCCTCGATGGCGGGACCTTTTGTGATAGATAAAGCGGCGAAGGATTGGGAGAAAGTCCGCTATGAACTGTTCTGGAAAGACGCCGCCTCACGGATGGATGATCAGATGCTTGAAGGCTACGCCGCACGGAAGCAGACACACCTGTTCAAAGTGGCGATGGTGCTGTCGGCGGCCCAGAACGACGCCCGTGTTATTACCCTCGACCATCTTCAGCTCGCGGAGACAATGCTTAACGATCTTGAGAAAGATATGCACAAGGTCTTCTCCCGAATCGGGCGTACGGAGGACTCAATGCAGGCGGAGCGGTTTATCGAGTACGTCAAGCGAAAGGGAGCGGTGTCGTACGAGGAAGCGTATCGGATGATCCACATCTACTTCCCGGACTTTCGGGACTTCGAGGGCATCCTCACCGGCGCGATCCGTAGTGGCCAGCTTACTGTTGCCTCAACTGCCGCCGGAATCGTACTGAAGGGCGGAACGGGGATGCCAGTCGTCGGGGCAACTCTGCCGGCGATTACGCCAGATACGCTGATGTAACGTGGCACAATTACAACATTGTAATATGGCCCTATAATGCCAACTCGCCTAAACCACCTCATCACCTCCGCCCTCGGCTACTGCTGCGAATGGTTCTTCTTCCAGCGGTATCGTAGTCCTACTCTAATCGCCGCCCGTCTCGGCGTGTCGCTCTCCGCAGTGAAGCAGCACCGCCGCAAGGCCTCCTGCGAGTCGTGCGCTCAGGCCGCGAACTGCCTAGCCGCACGCTTTAACGATCCGGCCGGCGGGCCTGATTCCCAAGCGCCCGCTGACGGTAATACTCTCTCCACTGCGGGTCTTTCATCCGTTGCTCCCGCAGGACGCGACGAGCCTTCATCTTAGCTTGATGGGCGGGATCGGCGGCTAGGCGTGCTTGGCGCTTCTCCCGAATCTTCCGCAGCTCCGCCTCCTCCTTCCCGCCGAGCGCGCGATCGTAGATCGGCTTCCCAACAATGGGGATATACTTGACGGACTTCGCATCCATCTTAGCAATGTCTTGATATTGCTTAAACGGAGGAACGACCATATCTCGCACGACCTCAAGAGGCTTCCCTTTCGAGATCTGCCCCTCCGCGTAGCGATTGATACCAAAGGTTTTCAGCAGGTTCTCCACGTAGCTTATGTCGTCGAGCTCGAGCGGCACGCCAGACAGCCATCCCTTAATCACATCACCCGGAACCGTCGAAGCTGCCAGCACGGTCGCAAAGGCCGCCGCGTTCTTCAGGCCTCGCGTAATCCCCTCGCGAGTTCCCTTCGCCATTTCCTGCACTACGTCTCGACGAACCACATCCGCTTGAGTCTGCATGTAGGTCTTAAGCTGGTAGAGCAGCCGCCCGTTCGGATGGCGGTTATAAGCAGGGGCCATCTCCATCTTCGAAATCGGTTGCGCGTCCGCCAGCTCGCTCCAGAGGAGAGAGTCCACAAGGTCACTCCGGCGGCCCGCACGTAAGTCCTCGAGAAGCTGCGGGAAGTCTTCCCCATACGCAGCCTCCCACTTCTGAGCAAGTCGCTCCGGTGAATTACGTGCAAGCTTTTGATTCTTCGCAAACGAGCCAGTGAGATGTGCACCCTGCGCAAACTCGTTGATTTTCTGGAAACCCGTTGCTTTAAGGTTAAGATTAAGCAGCTTCCCCGTTCCGCGTCCACTCGAGAGCTCCTCCATAATGTGATTCACAAGGCCGCCCGCTTACGGAAGTCGAATCTTCTATCCTTACGAATGGGTATCTACAGGGGACTCGTCCAACCTCGTGGCAGCCGGGCTTTGCGAAGCGCCGTTCCATCGAGGATGCGTCAGCGCTGAGTGAGTTCTACTATGGCCCGCGGGAGTCTTTTAATCGTTACGTGTCGGCGGCTGTGCAAGATATCGAGGCGGCGAAGTTCTTCGGGAAGGACGTTCGGACGAACAAAGTAGGAGGGAAGGAGTACACCGATATAGATAAGTCAATCGGCGCGATGGTTGCCCGGCGGATCGAGGACGGCTCGCTCAGTACCGACGAGGCGTTGCAGCTGCAGGAAGTACTGGAGGCCCGGTTTAAGGGTGGGGAGCAGTCTCCACACTGGCTAGCGCAAGACATTCGAAACCTCAACAATATCACGCTGCTCGGCGGGCTAGGCTCGGCGGCTGTGCAGATCGGCGACCTAGGCGTCGTGCCTTA